TTTTTTGTTGTTTTTTTTTTGCTTTTTTTCTAATCTCACAGACAAATAATTTTCTTCCCCTTGATAGCTTTGTTTGTAGAGATGGTTCACGCCGACCATTTCGACCAGCACCAGAGTGGATTCAGCAGCCCGATGTAGATACAACCAAAGAAGCGTTCTATGGGTCTGTTATTGTTTCGTTACTTTTAGATGGCAACGCTTTTATTCGAGTCTTTTCAAATAATGACGGAATCGTAAACCTAAATGTCTTGAATCCCTCGCAGGTCAAAATCAAGCGAAACGGTATTGGTCGAGTCATGTTTGAAGTTCAAGGCGAAGAACGCCTACTGACATCAGAAGAAATTCTGCACATTCCCGACATCGTGAAGCCTGGTTCAATTCGTGGAGTTTCTAGAACCGAGGCACTAAAAGAAAACTTTGGTCTAGCTATTGCCCTACAAAACTATTCAGCCAAGTTCTTTGGTCAGGGCACCAATACTTCAGGAGTGCTTGAGTTCCCTGGCAACCTAAACGCCGAGCAAGCCGCTCAATTGCAAGAGGCTTTCGATGCTCGACACAGAGGTTGGAAGAACTCACACAAGACAGCGGTTCTATCAGGCGGTGCAAGCTACAAACCCACTTCAGTAAACCCGCAAGACTCACAACTTCTAGAGGCTAGGAATCACGCTGTTGCAGATGTAGCCAGAGCCTTCAGTATTCCCCCGCACCTTCTCGGACTAGATCAGGGCATGAGTTACGCCAGTGTTGAGCAAAACAACTTGGCTTGGGTGACACATGGGCTCAGACCTATCGTTAGCAAGCTCGAGAGTGGATTCTCACGCCTTTTGAACAGGACAAGGGGCGGTGAGCGGGCTTTCGTCAAATGGAACTTAGACGGGCTTCTGAGGGCTGATTACAATTCTAGAATTTCTGGCTATTCCACCGGACTTCAATCAGGATTCTTTACTATCAATGACATTCGCAGACTTGAGGACTTGCGACCAATCGAAGATCCAAGCGCCGACACCGTAAGAGTTCCGCTTCAGAATGTAAATGTTGAGAACGCAACTATCTCTAGCGAAATGCAAAAGGTCAAGATGGCGAGGGATTTGGTGATGGTCGGATTTGAACCTGAGTCAGTTCTCGAGGCTATGGGTCTGCCAAGCATGGATCACACTGGAGTTCCATCAGTACAGCTTCAGGGCGTTCAGAATATTGACCCTGAAGACCCAGAGAGCGTTTATCCGGAAGGTGGAGAATGATAGAAAGCGGTCAGCAAACAGTCGGAACAACTAGGGTTCGGGTTGACGGGAATGACAACAACCCATCCGTTATCTATGTTCACAACAATGACAACACAGACGACCTTCTCATTGGAGGCTCTGATGTTACAACTTCCAACGGACTAATTCTAAAAAAAGAGGAAACAGTCAGGTTTGAACTAAACCCTTTGGAAGAACTGTTTGTTATCTCGACTAAAGCAGGTCACTCGATTAGTTATTTGAGGCAGGCTGACTAGTGCCTTATTTCATTACAAACCGTCACCCCGATTGCGAAAGTTGGGCTTTGGTGAAAGAAGATGGAGAGCTAATTTTCTGCCATCCTAATCAGCCAGCAGCTCAAGACCATATGATTGCAATTTCATTAGCGGAGGATTTAGAACCAGGTGGACAATATGAGGGCGACAGTTTCAGAAGCCTAGAGCTAAGAGAGTTGCCCGATGCCTACCGACCAGCAAACTCTGATGATGTCCCCGAGGGTAGGGCTTGTGGCAACTGCTTATTTTACCGAGAAGATAAACAGAATGATGAAGGTCTTTCATACTGCACTAAGTGGGATGATTATGTTCGTGGTGATTACTACTGCGATGCTTGGGAACCCCAAGAGTCTTACCGTCAAGACCCATCCACACCCGCCGAACCAGAAGAACAAATTGAGGGCAGTGACGAAAACGAACCCGGTTCAGCATCTGGAGCAGGCGGGGATATTGAGGTTAGTGAGAGAACCGAAAGAGCACTCAGAAACAAAGTCAAAGAGCACAACGAGGCGATGGAAGAAGCAGACCGCCCCGATTACACTCGGACAACTTACGGGCAACTAGTAGCGGTTTACAGGCGTGGAGCTGGGGCGTTCTCGACATCACACCGCCCAGGAGTTTCTAGAGCTGCTTGGGCTATGGCTAGAGTCAATGCTTATCTTTACCTTTTGAGAAATGGCGAACCAGAATCGGCGAACTATGTAACCGATAATGACTTGCTACCAGAAGACCACCCAAAGAGCACCCGAAGCCAAGAGGTTGAAGAAACTAGGGATGTGGATCTAACCCCACCCGCTTACATGAGAGCAGCAGCCCGCCGAGGTGTCGAGCTTTATGAAGAAGGCTTGGCAGGTGATGGAGTGACCGAGGGAACTATCAGAGAAGCTCGGGCTATGGCTCAGGGAAATGTTACCGCTGACAAGTGGAGCAGGATAGCCCCATGGATTGCAAGGCACTTAGTTGATTTAGAGGCAGACCAGAATCAGCCAGGTGGGGAAGGCTTTCCAGGAGCGGGAGCGGTTGCCTTTTATCTTTGGGGAGCAGTTCCAACCCCTAGAGGTGCAGAGCGGGCTCAAGAATATGCCGAAAGAATTACTAGAATGGTAGAAGAAGAAAACGAAGGCAGAGCGACAGGAGAGGCCTTGAGCAAGTTTGAAACGAGAACATTCTCAACAGATTTTGAGGTAAGAGAAGAATCTGACGGAATGAGGTTCAGCGGATACGCCGCACTATTTGACAGCCCCTCAGCACCGCTTCCTTTTACCGAGAGAATCGCACCTGGAGCGTTCAAGCGTTCCCTAAGGTCAAAGAATAATGTCTTTATGTTTTACAACCACGACAGCGGTCAAGTCCTAGCATCCACTAGGGCGGGCACTTTGAAACTGGAAGAAGATGGCAGGGGTCTAAGAGTTGACGCTCACCTAGCCAACACTTCAACCGGTAGAGATGTTGCCGAACTTCTAAAGCGTGGGGATCTAGACGCTATGAGTTTCGGTTTCTCAGTTCCATCAGGTGGGGACAACTGGAATGAAGATGGTACAGAGAGAACACTAAACAGCGTTCGACTATTTGAGGTTTCAGTTGTTGCTATGCCCGCCTATCCAGAAACTAGCGGAACTGCCACAGTCAGGGGACTGGACAAGATTGCAACTCGTGCGGATGTAGATGCTGATGCTCTGGCTGATGCTTTAGTCAAGCTGGAGACAGGTGCAGAAATCTCGGAGTCAGATAAGTCACTTCTATCCAAGGTTATTGACACACTAAGCCCAGTAGCCGAAGAAGAAACAGAAGAAACCGAGGATAATGGCAAAGCACTTCTAGAGCTAAAAAAGAAGAAGTTAGCCCTTCTAATGAAAGAGAACGCATGACCAAGAATGAAATCAAAGAAGTTCTACTCAAGTCGGTAGGTAATCCAACTTCAGGAGTAGTCAAAGAAGCTACCGAGGTTCAGGCTCAAGCACTTTATGAAGCTTTGAATCCAACACCCAAAGCGGAAAAGCCAAAGAAAGAAACCGCAAGCATAGAGCCAGAAGAAACCCGATAAGGCTTCACCCCTCTAGGTTCCCCCTACTTAGAGGGGTTTTCTATGTCGTACAGAAAAGCAAAGCTAAGCGGTATCTCAAAGAACTGATCAGGCTCTCTTGTTAGCGAAGTGTTCTTTTCAATCGTCACGCACATCTCTAGCGTTTCAGCCTTGACCGCATATGCCTGAGTTAGTGAATCATTCAGAACCATGAAAATAGTGTTTGGTTTTATGAACTTAGCTTTTCGCTTAGGTATATGAAGCGAGCGAAACGGGAACTTTACATTCCAAGCTCTTTTGATTTCAACTTCTATAAATAATTCTTTGCCATCCTTGTCGGCAATAAGGTCAACACCGTAAGGGTCAGGGTTTTCGTAAACATTCCACCCGTCAAACTCTAGCCACTCGATAACAGCGTTTTTAGCAGCTAGGTCATGCCTTGCATGCAGAGTCTTATCAAATGGCTTCACAATTCAATCTTAGGCGTTTGGGTGTATTTCGTGCGGTAGAATTGTTTCGTGGCGTGAGTCAGCTCCGCCCAAGGTCAGAGTTAGCTCGACTATATAACTAACCGAAATAAATATTAGGAGAAATCACATGAGTGAATTCAGGAAGAACCAGGAAGAACTAAGAGTCAACCTGTTCAACCAGATGAAAGAGGTCATTGATGGAGCAGAGGCCGAGGGTCGTGGACTTGACGCAGAAGAACTTCAGAAAATTGACCGTCTAGAAGCAGACATTCAGGGAGCCGAGCGTTCCATTGAAACCGCCAAGAAGACCGAGGAAAGAATGGTCGAGGCATCCGCAGCAGCTAAGGGATTCGTTCCAGCAGAGTCAGCTAACACTGACGAGGCAGTTCTACGCTCAATCTACAACGGAGAGGTTCGCTCAGGCAACTTCGAATTCCGTGACTTGACCACCTCAACAAGCACCGTGCCAACGGGCTTCGCAGACCAGGTGTTCCAAGCGGCCAGAAGTGTGGGCCCGATTTTGGACACCTCAGAGGTATTCAACACCACCTCGGGAGAGCCAATTGTGTACCCTGTAATGTCGGCGTTCTCGACTGCCGCACTAAGGGCAGAGGGATCAGCACTTCCAGAGAGTGACCCAACATTCACAAACATTACACTTGGAGCATTCAAGTACGGTGTTCTAGTTCCAGTAAGCAACGAGTTGCTAACCGATGCAGGATTCGACATTGAGTCAGTAATTGCAGAGCAGGCTGGAAACGCATTGGGCTTCATCTTGAACTCAGCTCACACAACTGGAGACGGAACAGGCGACCCCAACGGTATCGTTACAGCCGCAGGTTCAGGAGTCACCGGTGCGGGCAGTGCAGGAATTGCAAGCTATGACGAAATTGTTGACCTAGTGTTCTCAGTTGATGCTGCTTACCGTCAGCGTCAGACTGCTGGATTCATGGTCTCAACAGGTGCGGCAGCCGAGCTTCGTAAGCTAAAGGATGGCGATAACCGCTTCTTGTACGAGCTTCGTGTTGGCGAGCCAGACCAGTTCATGGGCTACCGTGTAAATGAAAACAGGCACATGACTGACCCAGGAACTTCCGAGAAGAGCATCCTGTTCGGTGACCTAGCTAACTACAAGGTTCGCTTCGCAGGTGGAATTCAGGTAGCTCAGTCAGCAGATTACGCCTTCAATACGGACAGCACTTTCTTCCGTGTAACCGCTAGGGCAGACGGAGACTTGGCAAACGCAGATGCAGTCAAGTACTTCATCGGATCAGCAACACCCTAGTCAATAAAAAACTAGAAACCCGAGGCTTGGAGGTTGGCCTCGGGTTTCTTCTTTAAGTATGATGTAAGCATGAAACCTCTAAATGGCGATTTATTTATTTACAGCAATTCACCCGAAACTCAATCGGGCTACGGGCGACAGATGGAACAGCTCGTAAAGAGAGCAACAAAAGCAGGGGCAAGGGTTGGAGTTGCTTGCAATTTCGGTCAAGAAGGCGACATCCGAAAAAAGAAATATCCCGAAGGCACTGTGACCTTGTACCCCAAAAGCTATACGGGCTACTCGGTGGATATGCTCCCAGTTCACTTCGAGCACTTCAAATCAAAGTCAACGGATCCAAATCTTCTAATGACCCTGTATGACACTTGGGTTCTTCATGACAATAAGAAGCTAGACGATTATGAGATTCATTCTTGGACACCGATTGACCACTCAACAATCCCCCAAGCAGTCGCCGCATGGATTCGCAAAGATAACGTCTCACCGATAGCGATGTCCCCAGACGGTCAAGCACAGATGAAGAACATAGGTGTAGATACAACGTATATACCTCACACAATCGAA